GAGTCGTTGACCACTATGAAAGGGGCACTGGAACTTTCCAGATTGCATGTTTTCCCGAATGCAATGCCTGGGGTATATCAAGCACATAAAAGAGTATGCGATGCTCTTGCTCGGTTATCCCTAACTAGGCACACCCTTCCGGTTAGAGAATCACCTATCACTGTATTGATTGCAGGTGGTTCTGGGTTAGGTAAAACGAATATTGCGTTGGTCGTTGCTAAGCAAATGTTGGAAACCATTGGGTGTTCGACGACTGCTAGGAATAGCAACATAGTTGTATTGAATGAGACTGACGCCTTTCAATCGGAGTACACGTCTGATGTTGGAGCAGTTATCTTTGATGATGTATCTAATGACAGATTTGCGGCGGAAAAAGAGAATCCACTAAGAAAACTGTTGGATTTTTCTAATAATGTAAGTAAAATGGCTTTGTCCCCTGAAGCCGATAAGAAGGGTATAGTTGCCATTAGGCCTAAGATAGTTATTGTTACAACAAATGCAGTAGCTCAATGGCCTGGTGGAATAGGACAGGGGAATCAAGGATGCAACTCAGATCTTAATGCTGCTGCTTGGTCATTGGCCGAGGGAGCATATATGCGAAGGTTTGATTTTGCTATTCAGGTTCATCCAGCTGTTACGCATATGGATGAGTCTCGGAATTGTACTCATGCGATTAAGTGGAGTGAAGATGGACCGGAGTTCTGGAAGTTTGAACAGATGGTCTATGAGTTGACGGATGGCTATAAGTCGCGTAGAGTACGTGGAGAAGAATATTCCACGATGGAGGATATGCTATTGAAGGCTTCTGAAGTAGCGTTGACTCATAAGTTGGAACAGCGGAGGTTTGTTCAACAAGTGCTGACCGATTTGGACGGTACTTTGTGTGAACACGGGTTGGTAGAACATTACTGCCGACGTTGTCGTGGGGATGAGATAAGCCATATGGTTTTCGAATCTCAAGCTTTGGAAGATGGAGAGGATAGTGATGTTGAGGAACCGTATGTTGTAGACGGTTATCACGTTACACCAGAGGTCTTGACTTGGGCTGAGGCGAAGAATGCGCTGAGGTTCACTAAATCTGTCCGTATTGATCTCTACCATATAACGCATCCTGGAGTCCTCGAAGAGGGCAAGTTACCTAGGAAGAAGACTAGATCCATGGCTTCTACGCAATATATGATCACGGGCAATCCTCTTTGGTATGTTGCACCGGATTGGTCTTCGGCTCTAATAGCCCTAGATTGGTTTGATATAGTGGTAAAAGATGAGATAGGTTATGTCGCTAGTGGCAAGGTATATCGGGAATGTGTGAAACGCCTTCCATCTTTTGGTGTAAATCGTCTTCAGATGATTATACATCCTTCTACGACGTTTCGACGTTAAGTAGAAGACTGCGATAGTTAGGAGAATACTATAAATTCTTCATGAGCCTTTGAGTATAGGCTAAGAAAATAATACTCCGATGTAACTAAGTATAGTATAGCTTAGTTATCCTTATCGATTACGTTATTCCGTAACATGAGGTCTTTTAAATAAGGTTCGTATTGTTCGTGTGGTTCACAACCATTCATACTACTCCGAGTACGTAAGTATTCCCTTGAACAGCAGGGAAGCACAGGAGGATTTTAGACAAGGTCATTGTAATTGAGTCGAATCCTATGATTGTGTGTCGGAAAGCGTCGTACCCCAGTGAAGGGGCTAATTTGATTATAGAATAGTCAGAGGTTTGTAGCAAGCTAATTAGCCACTTTGTGGGCGACGTTAGCGAGTGAAATTTTCCCTCGTAGACTGTTCTCTTTATCAAGAACGACGTAAGACGGGTGATTATCATCCATGCAGGAGCATGGATGGTACCACCTGTCTATTGTTCTTTCGCA